GCCAAAGATAGCATCCTCTGCTGACCTCCAAGCAATGACTGGTTGAATGAAGGCAACAAGTGCCTCTTCATCTACAGTCAAGGTCTGAGCATTGTATGCGGCCAGTAGATAGTTGTAGTATGTTGTTCCTAAGATAGGCATCACTCTAAGCTGTGCCTGAGTAGCTATGTATGGAGTAACATCAGTCACGTCCACATTAGCTGTGATAGGAGTGTTGGTCTTAAGGTAGGTTTCTGTTATAAAGTATATCATAGTGCAGGTGTTTCTGTTGGTATTACGTCACCGCCTTCTATAGGAGGCAAGGATGCAAGTGCTCTTACCTCATTCGGAGTCATTGCATTAAGTACTTTGGTAGCTACAAGTGGGCTCAATGAGTTGATGGCATCAGCTGTCTTGGATGCATCTCCTTCTATCTCTACTATGGTCTCATTTATTATCTGGAAGTTGTTGAGCATATAAGTGCCTGGTATCTTAGCCAGTGCCAACAGTTCGTTTACTATCTCTTCCACCTGGTCTCTCAATGGCATCACTACATTCTTCTCAAACACAACGTATGCCTGCTTGATATCAGCTCCACCACCAAGTGAACCTGTGGTCCTTACACCCATCAAGATAGGGTCTATAGTGTGTGAGAAACATATCTGCTCAGTATTGAGTGCAGAGGCTTCATGGAATAGCTTATCATTGTTGTTGGTAGGTAGTGCCTCTATCTTTGGTAGTTGGTCAGCTGAGTTAGCAAAGAATGCAACAGCCTTACCTGCATTAGCTGCACCTTTCAACCTGTCAATAGTGTTCTTGATCATGTGTTTCTCCTCTTCTGACTGTGGTCTCTTAGGGAACATCATAGCAAAGGAAGGAAACACACTGTTCTGTATGTTACTCTTAGCAAAGTAACTTAGTTCACCACTCAAAAATGCAAAATTAAGTGCACTTGTATATTGCGGCAAGGAATACCACTCCTGCCCCAAGGTCATGATCTCATAAACATACAGTTGCTCAAGGTCTCTGTTGGTAGGATGTGCCCTCTTGATAGGTACTACATCAATCCGAGCGGACCAGTCATCACACATGAAGTATGTTATCTTATCTCTGGACACTCTCACCTTCTCAGGTGATACATTCTCTATCTTGTACAGCTCACCCTTCTCATTGTAACACAGCTTGAAGTACACTCTGTGGTGAACAATCAACTGTTGAGCTATAGCCTTGCTGGTCTTGTTGAGCTTCATCTTTTTTTCAAAGGTGTACAGCTTGAGCTTATCCTCATTCGACATTTTAGCAGTCTCAAGAGTGTACCCACCACCTACTATTGCATTGGTCTTGAAGTCCACTATTGCACCATGTAAAGGTGATGTGTAGTACAACTGATTAAGCAGCTCTGGAAAAAGATTTGAACTTCCAAATGGAATATAGCCAGCTATCTGATGCCTGCCATTAACATAAGGTAGTGATAAGTTCTCACCTCCCACAGTACCAAAGGGTGTGCTAAAGGATTGATATCCTTCAACTACTTCTGTTGTTGCTTTAGGCTTAGAGCCTACGAATCTACTATACCATGCCATTAGTCATATATTGAATTAATTTGTACACCTGCTACTACCATCCTGCCCTCTTCTATCATGGTCAAGCCAGTAGGGTCTAAGGTAGGCACTGAGCTCTCATACACTCTGTATCTATACTGACCTTTAATAAAGTCAATATCTGTCGGCTCATCAAGTGTAAACAGGTTGAATCTTGAAGGATATGCAGAAGTATCTGTACCTTCCCAATAGATAAGGGTGGCAGTAGTGTTGAACTCATCTTGAAACTCAAACAAATAGTAAGGGTTTGGGATGGTTGTCACCTCTGTTAAGGTCAGTACAAATATGTTGACTGTGTCTTTTTCAAGATATATCATACCTATATTGTACTACGTAATTAAAATAATTAAAAAAGCCCCACCGAGATGAGGCTGTTCATAGATATGATAGGGTTATAATAAACCAGCCAACACAGCAGTAGTCATTGTATAAGCCAACTGGTCATTCTCTGCAAGAAGAGTGACACTGTACTTAGAACCATCTGCACGAGCTGTTCCAGAACCTTCACCAGATGCAGTCAACTGCAAGAATGGGAAGAACCATAGGATGCCGTTCTGGTCCTCAACTATTGCAGATAAGTACTGCTGTCCAGAACCAAGTACCTTGATTGCATTAGACTTAGCTGCCTCTCTTCTGTGGAACATTAAAGAGATAGTCTGAGTTACAAAACTTGAGCCATTGATTAAGTCAATATTGCTCTCCTCTGTGTATCCAGATGTATTACGTCTGAACTCAAACTCAATGAATGGGTCTGCTGCAACTACTAAGTCAAGTGCATCAATAGTAAACTGCTCAGCAGGTGTTCCAGCTGGATTTTCTACTGCCAATGAATCCATGTCTACATTATCCTGTAGATTGATATAAATTCTTTTGATACCACCACTGTTGTTGTCACAGCTTTTTGTTATGGTAATTAGTGCTTCACACATATTATTATATATTTTTAAGGTTATAAAATAGGGAGGCAATTACTACCTCCCATTATATTGTTATAGAAAACAGATATTATACAAAACTATCTCAGTAGGGTTTGTGTAATGGAAACCTACCTTCATGTTAGCACGAGTTCTCAATACAGGCTCAGCAGTAGTATCAGATAAGTTGATAGCTTTCAATGCTTTAGAGTCTCCTTCAGCATCGAAACTGTATATAAGATTGTTTTTCAATGTCAACACAAGAGTGTTATCTGGCATCCCTTCACAAGTCACTACATTGATACCTAAGAAAGTCAATCCTAATGGTAAAGTAACGAATGTTTGAGTGTTACCTTGAGCAGCTTTCAACTCATAAGCATTAGCTACGTTTGTTGAGACGTAGAATCTTAAGTCAGCTTTACGTCTTACTATTGCAGCAGGAGCAGCGTTAAGCATAGCCTCCATAGTTGTCAATACATTTCCAGTAGTGATAGCAGCAGTATATTGACCAATTACGTCACCATCAGCGCACATCTTAACTAAGTATCCATCACACAACTCTAACAATGGATCACCACCAGTTGTGTCACCTTGCCATCTTAACAACTCAATGTCTTGACCAATAGTCAAAGCCATCTCATTCCAGTAGTATGCCATGAAAGATGCAACAGTGAAGTCACCGTTAGATCCTTTTGTCATTTGCAAAGCTAAGAAAGACTGCTCTAAGTCAAACTGACAAAGCTCAGCCATTGCAGACAATGAACATACATCAATGTCAATAGCGTCTAACAAGTCTGTACTTGGTGAGAAAGAACAGTTGTAAGGTTGCAACACTTGACCAAATACTACATTGGCAAGTTTTGTTTTTGACTTTACACCTGGTAAAGTACGGAAGTTGTTAGGAATATCTGGGCTTGATAAATAAGCCTTAGAATAAAACTCCTCTGGGTTCGCAGCTAAGAGTGCGTTTGCTTCAACATCTAAGTTGAATTTTAGGTTACGGTTCATGTTATTTTGTTTTTGAAAATTTTACGTATTCTTTGAATTTCTCATGTGAAGTCAGCTCCACATTCTCTGTTTCTGTTTCAGTCTCAACAGCAAGACTCTCCTCAAGTTGGTTCTTCAAGTCAGCAATCATTCTGATAACTGCATTCATGTGCTCCTCAAGCATTGGTGCTACGATAGCAAGGATAGCTTCTGTATCAACCGCTGGGTCAATAGCCATCTCCTCCTGTACTGGTGCATCAGCCTCAGCATCTTCTGCTTCTGCTTCTGGGTTCTCTGCTGCTGCTGCAGCTTCCTCTTCTGCTACTGGATCAGCAGCTAATTCTGCTTCCATCTCTGTAGGCATTTCCTTGATCTCAATAATTTCTCCGTCTTTAACAACGTAGATTTTATCCTCAATCATGTGTTCTCCATCTGGTAACTTCATTGTATTTAGTTTTAATTGTTCCGATAATTTCATACCTAAGAAGCCCTCAACAGAGTAACCTACTTGACCAGACTCAACCAGTGTATCATAGTATTCTCTATCGGTGATCTGGCTTGTCAACATCAATGTTCCCTTAGGTACTTCAATGCCGTATGTTGTGAATGCTTTGTCAGTCTCTGGACTGTCTACTATCCAAGCCTCAAGGATGTATGCAGGAACTTTCTCCTCTTGATCGTGCTCAAGGTTAAAGATGTCCTTGTTCTGTAGGTTGAGCATGAACTTAGCGTGTATCTGCTCAATCACTTCTGCTGAGAACTGCACATCATACTCTTCACCGTCCTCATCTTGTCTATAGATGTTCATAGGTATCATGGCAGGAGCTACTATTCTCATCTTAACATGATCACTAAATGTCATAGGAGCAACAGCATGAGAATTGAATGCCAGCCCTTTAACCTTAATGGCAGGCTTGTTTGTGAAGGCTATCATTTCCACACCAAGGTCCTGTCCATCAGAGTAAGCCTCATCAATAGTAATTTTGTATACTGGTCTGTCCATGCCTATATTGTAAAAAGTATTATATTTGTTAAAAATCAAGATTATGGTAACAATTTTAGGGAAAGAAGTACCCAACCAACTACATGAGTTAACGGTCCAGCAGTTCGAGGACATAACAACAATCCATGCTAATCAAGAACTGGATACTATTGAGAAACACATTGACGTGTTCAATCTGTTAGGTGTGCCAGAGGCTGACTGGGATGACGTTTCTATTGAGGAGTTCAAGGAATGTGTTAAGAACTTTAACAACCTTAGTGGAAAGCCAGAACTCATCAACTCATTTGAGCACATGAACTACACTTATACTGCCTTTGATGAGACCTTCAAGCTGTCAGTTAGAGATACTAAGCACATTGATAAGGTGATGCACTCAAGACATAAGGGATATGTATCAGAGATGCTTGCCATCCTGTTCAAGCGTACTGACCTCACTAAGACTGAGCACTATGCAGATGCACACATCAAGCTCAAGGCAAAGATTATCAGAGAGCTCAAGGCAGAACTTGCCCTCCCTTACTTAGTTGAGATAGGTCAAAAGTTATCCAAGCAAATGCCAAAGGATGAACCTGCCCAAGTCGTGGAGTGAGATAGATGTAATACAGTTCAAAGAGATTAGAGAGCTGTATGCTATTGAGGAAGTGTTCACCAGGGAGATAGAGATACTTGCTGCCCTTGCTGACATACCATCTGATGACTTAGAGGACCTTGACATAAGTGAGGTGAGTGATATGCTCAAAGATATTACCTTCATCAACTCTGAGCCCTCTAAGAACTACAAGCACGTGATAGGAGAGTATCACTACAAG